GTCCTTCGCCCTGGAGGGCCTCTCGATCGGCTACCAGGCGAAGGACTTTGTAAGGGGCGTCAACGCAAACGAGCCGCGGCGGACGCTAAAGCAGGTGCACCTACTCGAGATATCCCCCGTGACGTTCCCTGCGAATTCCGCGGCTCAGATTTCATCGGTGAAGTCGATCATGCTGGGCGACGTCATCGATTTGAAGGCAGCGGAAGACCTTCTGCGCGAGGCTTTGGGTCTTTCCCGCTCCGAGGCAGCCGCGGCGATCTCGTCGATCGCGCGGATCAAGCGAGTCGGCCAGGGCGAGCCTGGTTCCGATCCCGAGACGAAGCAGGCAATCGCAGCGCTGCGCAGCAGGGTGAGCCTGCTGGCGGGCTGATGCGCAAGCCACCAACCAACCGAAGGAAAAGGAACCATGTCCGACCTATCCGAATTGACGGACCTCATCCTCGCCAGCAACAAGGCGTTCGAAGAGTTCAAGCAGGCCAACGACAAGCGCATCGAGGAGCTGAAAAAAGGCGGCTCGGTGCCGGCCGACGTGCTCGCCAAGATCGACGCCAGCGCCAAGGATTTCGGCGAGATGAAGACCAAGATCGAAACGCTCGAGGCCAAGATGCGCCGGCCAGGGCTGACCTCCGGCGACGGCCGCGTGTTCGTCGGCGGCCGCGAGGTCAAGGGCTACATCGAAGACGAAACGCAGGCAGAGCACCGCAAGGCCTTCCGCAACTACCTGTGCAAGGGCATCGACTTCGACCGCTCGATCGAGACCAAGGCGCTCTCCATCAGCTCCGGGCCGGACGGCGGCTTCGCCGTGCCGAAGGTGATCGACGCGATGATCGAGGCGACCATCGTCAATATCTCCCCGATCCGAGGGCTGGCGCAAGTCGTGCAGGTATCCACGCCCGACTACCACCGGCTCGTGAACATCCACGGCACGGCCAGCGGGTGGGTCGGCGAGAAGGCGGCGCGCACCTCGACCGCGACGGCGACCCTGGAGGACATCAATCCGCCGATGGGCGACCTGTACGCCTTCCCGCAAGCCACCCAGCAGATGCTCGACGACGTATTCTTCAACGCCGAGCAATGGATCTCGGACGAGGTCGCGCTGGAGTTCGCGCGGGCCGAGGGCGCTGCCTTCGTCAACGGCACCGGCATTCAGCAGCCGCGGGGATTCACGACCTACCCGGTGGCCGCGACTGCCGACTCGACGCGCGCTTTCGGCACGTTTGAGTACTCCTTCACCGGGAGTTCCGGCGCGTTCAAGACGCTGACCAGCACTGTCAACCCGGCTGATGACCTCTTCACCGTCGTAAGCCGGCTCAAGAAGGGCTACCGCGCCAATGCCAATTGGGTGATGAACAAAAACACGCTGTTCGTGGTCATGGGCTTCAAGGACTACCAGGGTCGCTATGTCTTCAACCCGACCACGGCGCCTGGCGTTGAGGACACCATCCTCGGCTACCCGGTGACCGAGGCCGAGGACATGGCCGATTACACGACGGCCAACTCGCTGGCGATGGCGTTCGGGGACTTCAAGCGTGGGTACATCATCGTGGACCGCGTCGGCACGCGCGTCATTCGCGATCCGTTCTCGAACAAGCCTTACGTCGGGTTCTACATCGTCAAGCGCGAGGGCGGCGCAGCGCTCAACACGGAGACGATCAAGTTCCTCAAGTTCGGCACCTCCTGAGCCGACCCGAACCCTGACCATCGCAAAGGACTCAACCATGAAAGACCTACATAACATCAGCAGGACCGTGGTCGCGGTGGCACCCGTGGCCATCGGGACGACCGGCACCGGACAGGTCGGCAAGGTGATCGACACGCAGGGCTACGGCGGCGTCGAGTTCGTGCTCGCCTACGGCTCGGTGACGGCGACCACCGCCGTCTTCACCGTGACGCTCAACGAGGGCGACGTGACGGGCACCATGACGGCGGTCGCCACGACCGACACGCTGGGCACGCTCGCGGCGGCTGGCGTGGCCGCGGCGGCTACGCGCACCTCCGGCGTGTCGAAGAACGTGACCACGCGGATCGGCTACAGCGGAGCCAAGCGCTACGTGCAGTGCGGCGTGAAATCGACCACGACGGCCGGCACGCTGGTGTCGATCTCGGCGCTGCTGCACACGCCTAACGTCGCCAAGACGGCCAATCCCTGAGGCTGCGGGGATGATCCACGTCGCCATCGTCGGGCTCGGGCCCTCATCGGACGAATACGTGCGCCTGTGCAAGATGCACGGCGGCCGGCGCCGGTTCTGCGATGAGACGTGGGTCATCAATGCCTTCGGCAACGTGCTGGAGCACGACCTGGTGTTCCACATGGACGATATTCGCGTGCAGCTCGCGCGCGCGGCCGCGGCGCCGGAGAGCAACATTGCCGCGATGGTCGAATGGCTGCGCTCGCACGAAAAGCGCGTCATCACGAGCATTCCGCACCCGGATTTCCCAGCGCTGGAGGCCTTCCCGCTGGCCGAAGTGCTCAACGAGTTCCCCCAGGGCTATTTCAACACCACCGCCGCATACGCCGTCGCCTACGCCCTCTGGCGCAGGGCCGAGAAGCTCACCCTGTTCGGGTGCGACTTCACGTATCCAGACGCCCACGACGCCGAAAAAGGCCGAGCCTGCGTCGAATACTGGCTCGGGATGGCAGCCGAGCGCGGGGTCCAGCTCGCCGTTTCGAAGGCCTCGACGCTGCTGGACGCCTGCAATTCGCAGGCGCAGCGCTTTTACGGCTACGACTGCGTCGATCTGGCGATCAGCCGCAACGAGGCCGGTCGCATCGAGGTCGCGATGACCGAGCACGGCCGGGCGCTCGACGTGGCGGCGATTGAGGCCGCTTACGACCATACCCAGCACCCCAATCCGCTGTGCGCAGCCTGAAGGAGGCTATCCGTGAGAGATATCCATTACGTCATCGGTCCGCAAGCCGGCTCGACCGTCACGGTCGAAGATCAGCAGGCAGTCAGCGCAATCGCGGAGGGGATCGCCGTGCCGGACGACGCCAACGCGCGGGGACAGCCGGCAGCGGAAGTCAAACCTGCCGAGCCAGCGCCCGTGAACCGCCCGACGTACAAGCCAGCGGCCGAGGCCAAGGCGTTCACTGGCGCTCCGGAGAACAAGAAGGCGGCCGAGTAACCGAGCCACGCCGTGCTGAGCAGCCTGATTCTGACCACCGCCCCGACCGTCGAGCCATTGACGCTCGCCGAGGCGAAGACTCAGCTGCGTCTTGAGAGCTCGTTCACCGACGACGACGCTCTGGTCACCGCCATGTGCGAGGCCGTGCGGCAGTACGCCGAGACGATCTGCCGGCGCTCGCTCGTCGCGCAGACGTGGACGCTGCTGCTGGATCAATTTCCGCGGCCGGCGTTCAACGTCGGGTCGGCCAACTGGTACGGGCCGCAGTGGGGCATCAACCCGGGCCCGCTGACCGTCCTGAGCCCGGATGGCAGCACCGGCTACGAGATTTACCTGCCGAACCCGCCTTTGCTGGCCGTGCAGTCGATCGGCTACGTAGACACGACGTCGCCCCTTGGCGTCCAGCAAACGCTCGACCCGAGCCAGTACCTCGTCACGCCTGGCGACAAGGGCTGCATCACGCCGGCCTTCGGGACAGTCTGGCCGCAGACGCAGCAGCAAAAAGGCGCCGTTCAGGTCACATTCTCAGCTGGCTACGCGGCGCCGTTCACGGCGTCGACCTCCGGAAACACGATCACGCCGCTGGGCTGGCCGACGCTTCAGGTCGGCAGCGTTGTGCGCCTGTCGAACGCGGGCGGCGCGCTGCCGACTCCGCTGAAGCCGAAGACCGACTACTACATCGCCTCGGCCTCGATGGGCGTCTACACGCTGTCGGCGACCAGCGGCGGCGCCGCGATCACGCTCACCGACGTCGGAACTGGCACGAACTTCATCGGCGCCGTGCCTGAGGGAATCAAGGCGTGGATGAAGCTGCGGATCGGCTCGATGTACGAGAACCGCGAGGAAGCCACGGTCCTGACCCGGGCAACGCTTGAGGTCATGCCGTTCATGCCGAATTTGCTGGACCCGTTCCGGATATGGGAGTTTCCGGTTTGATGGCCGCCGTCCTCGGAGCCTGACGCAATGTCGAACGTCTCCTACCGCCTCCCCGCCTCCCAAGCAGCGCCGCCTTTCGCGCCAGGACGGATTGACACTGGAGCTATCTGCACCGTGGCCGCAGGCTCGGCGCAGGAAATCGCCCTCATCAACGCGGGCGCTGTGCCACTTAGTCAGCTCGGATCGACGCCAGCCTTTGAGTCCCAATTGTCGCTGATCTTCAACAAGGCTTGCCTGATCGGCGATTCGATCACCTACCGCAGCTACGACAATTTCAGCGGCTCAAGCTTTATGCAACGCGCGAACGGCTGGTTTACTTGGACGAACGCACTGCTGCGCGGCCGCTTCTCTCTTGTCAATCAATGCGCGGTTAACGGCTACGACACTGCCCACATGCTCGCTAACTTCGGCACTGGTGTAACGGGCCGAGGCGACGGCGCCAATGATCCGCTCGCAGTCCCGGTCGGATGGTATTTCATCATGGGCGGCATCAATGACGCGCAGCTTGGAACGTCGGCGACAGTGGCGGCATCTAATCTAATCACAATGGCGAAGGCGTGCTTGGCTACCGGCGCGCGCGTTTGCATGGTTACCGTGCCTGCCTGTTCATCGGGGCAGCTGACATCCGGGCAGGCCGAGGTGGTATGCGAAATCAACGCCGCAATCCGCCAGTTCGCGCGCATCACGCCAGGCGTGGTGCTGGCCGATGGTTTCGCCGTCACTGTCAATCCGTTAAGTACGTCGGCCGTTGCCTTGAGTGGCTCGGCCGACTCTTCAAGCGTGCACCCGAGCGCCTACGGCGCCTACCTGATCGGCAACGAGGTTGCAAAGGCTGTAGGGGCATTCTTGCCGCCACGCACAGACCGCGTCTCAAGTCAATTCGATTCGATCTTCACTGGAGGCGGCAACAACAAGCAACTCATCGCCAATTGCATGTTCGAAACCTCGGCCATTTCTGGCTGGGCGATAGGCGGCAGCGGGCCTACCAATTGGACTACTGGCGGCACGAACGTAGCGGGCGACACGTATCTGCAGGCGTACACGGGGTTTAGCGCTGGCACCGTAACGGAGGTCAACCCTTCGGTCTCTGGAGTCGGCAAGGCGATGCAGTTCACATATACGGTCGGCACGGTGTCGAATGCGTCGCCAGCTCAATTCGGGTACAACTTCGGGCCGATCAACAATCCGTCGAACAAGGCCAATCCGGGAGACGTCATCTACGCCGAATGCGACATCGATATCACGGCCTACACTGGTGATATAAGCCTCTGCTTGCGGCTGGTCGCCAGCACCAGCCAAGGCGCCGATGTAGAATCCTGGTGGGGTAACTCAGCCATCCCGACGGCCGCCGTTGAGTATTACGGCACTGGAGCGGCTCCTGCATCATTCACTGCGCGCACCGGCGATATCGTGATTCCGGTCGGGACGCTAACATTGAGCGCGATCCTCTACGTGATGAGCGACACGACCGGCGCAACTGGCACCGTGCAGTTCAGCCGTCACCAGATGCCAAAGCACTGACATGCGCGGCGGCCAACTTCGCAAGCGGATCCAGCTCCAGACGCGCAGCGCGTCTCAGGACACCAGCGGCTCGCAGTCGCGCTCGTGGTCGAACTACGCGATCGTGTGGGCCGAGATCGAGCCGCTGTCTGCGTCGGAAAAGTTCTACGCGGGCCAGCTCGCGGCCAGCGTCTCGCACCAAATCACGATCCGCTTCAACCCGCAGCTAGCGTCTCTGATCGACCCTCTGAAGGTTGCTCAGATGCGCGGCGTCTACACCTCGCGCGGCGTCAACCGCTACTTCTACTTCTCTCCGTCCGAAAACGAGGGCGAGCGCAACCGCTACCTGATCATCCCGGCCAACGAGGGAGCGGCGGCAAACTGATGGCCGAGCTGATCAACATCACCGGATTCAAGGAGCTGGCCGCGGCGATGGCCGAGCTTCCGAAGAACATCGCGAAGAACGTGCTGCGCGGCGCCGTCAATGCCGGCGCGACCGTGATCCGCAAGCAGGCCGTTGCCAACGCGCCGGAGGACAGCGGGACGCTAAAGCGTGCGATCTACCAGAAGCAGATTCAGGAGAAGTCGGGCCTGACGCAGCAGACCTTTTACGTGGGTGTGCGCCACGGCAAGCAGTACCGGGCGGTGAAGAAGGGCTCCAAAGTGGTCAGCCTGGATGCCTTCTATGCCGATTGGGTTGAGTACGGCCACGTCGCGGTCAATGGCGTGCAGGTGCCGGCGCATCCGTTTATGCGAACCGCGCTGTCGAGTAAGCGCGACGACGCGATCGAGGCAATGAAGACGTACCTGACCGAACGAATCGCCAAGGAGGCAGACAAGTTCCTGCGATGAGAGATGTCTACGATTCAGGAACAACTGTTTACTCAACTGAGCGGCGTGGGCACCGCCGGCACGCGCGTCTATCCGTTGGTCGCGCAGACCCAGACGCAGACTACAAACGATTACGTGACGTATCAGCGCCTCACGACTCCGACTTTGACCACGATGAGCGGCAACGTCCCGATCACGGAAACGCATTTTCAAATCGACTGCTTTTCGCTCGAATATCTGAAGGCGAACGCGTTGGCGGACGCGGTGATCGCGTCGATGGCGTCTTGGACCGTACCCCAAGCAGTCCTGCAGGTAGCCGAGCCGATCGACGCTTACGAGGACGCAACGCGACAATTCAGGGTGATTCTTGAGTTCAAAGTTTGGCACTATGGGGCGTGAGCTCCTGAAATGGGCGGCTGCCAAGTGGGCGGCTATCTTGCTTTTTCTTCGCTCTTGAGGTGACACGATGAGCAGCACGGCAGTCAGCGCACAGGGTACTGTGTTTCAAATCGGCACGGGCTCGGGCTCTGCCGTGGTTCCGACTGGCATCGCAGTCGGCTTTCCAACCATCCTGACTGCTTCGGCGCACGGCCTTCACAACGGCGACCGGGTCGCGATGGCCGGCTTCACCGGGGCCAACGCGGCTGACCTGAACGGCAACACGTACACCGTCAGGTACGTCGAGACGAACACCTTCGGCGTCGATCAGGACACCACCGGCCACACGATCACGGTGAGCGGCTCGCCCACCATGACGCCGGTCACCTTCACGACGGTTGACAACGTCCGGACACTGAACGGCCTGGATGGCGCGGCCGTAGAGATCGACCGGACGAACCTCGCGAGCACGGCCAAGGAGTTCATTCTCGGGCTGCAGGACCCCGGGCACATCACCTTCGAGTGCGACCACGACACGACCGACGCCGGCCAGGCGGCGGTGCTGTCGCATCAGGCGAGCGGGGGTATCGCCAACTTCAAGATCATCATGCCGAACGGCACGACGACGTGGACCTTCAACGGGTTCGTGAAGAAGTTCGGCATGACAGCCGGCGTCGATCAGATCATCAAGCGCCAGGGGGAAGTGCGCATCACTGGCG